CAATGGGAATGTACCGACCGGGCCAGTCGAAAGGCCCCTCCAGAACGTCCTTGCCGGACACGATGCACGACTTGATCTGGTCGACCTTCACCTCACGCGTCTGCACGACGGGAGCTGGATTCTTCTCGCCCGCGTAGCTGACGGTATCGTCCTCATGGAGCTGCAGGGTTTTTTTGACCGGGTCGCGATACCAATACTCGCCGATCTTGACGGTATCGACCGTGCGCCAGGCCAACGACTGGTCCGCCACGTTGGCAGGCAGGCTCTCCACGGTCTTGCCCGGATAGCGCCGCTCAAACTCAGCCTTGGCGATCTCCTCGAACACGAAGCCGTAGCGCATGTCCGACTTGTCGGGCATCTGCGCCAGCGGATCGATCAGCACGGCAAACGGGTCGTTGATGCGCTTGATGCGGATATCCTGCTCGAAAGCATCGTCCGCGCTGTACTGCGTGACCACACGCCATGCACCAAAGCCGGTTTGCGCCGCGTTCTCCGTGGCCTTGGTGTAGGCCGCGCGCGCCAAGCTCTGCTGCTCGATGTTGCGGATGAGGCCGTTGAAGATTTCCGCCTTCTCAAGGGTCGCGCCGTCCTTGGCCGGCAATACCTTGATGCTCGGCGGGTTCTGCCGGACCTCACCCGTCAACTGGCGGACAAAGCCCGGAATGCGGTTCATCGTCAGCACGGGGCGATTGGCTGCCTTCCGGCGCTCCGCTGCCTCGGGGTCCCACTGCGCCATGCCGCCCGCATAGAAGCGTTGGCAGTCGCGGCCGGTGTCGATGTTCTCGAATTCCTGCTTCCACGCCTCGTCCGCGTGATCCATGGCCCGCTTGTGCAGGTCTGGATCTCTGGGCTTGGTGGAGTCGCCGCGGGTTTCGTCAGCCATGTGGCCGCTCCGGCGCCAGATATGCCTCCAGAACGCCCCGAGCCGCGCCCCAGCCAAGATCAGCAACCCAGCGCTTCACGTTGGCATGGCGAGGCCCGACCTTGGCGAACTCACGCCAGTAAGCGTCCTGAAAGTCCTGCGAGACGACCATGAGCTGATCGAGTTGCGCTTGCGTCAGATCGGCCATCACATGCCCTGCCATCCGCCCACGCGCTTGGGCATCTTGAGGGGGACTGTCTTGGTGTCCGGCGTTTCGTAGGCCACGCACATCAGGCCGAAGGCATCGGCGCCGTGGCTTGCCCAGTCGTGATTGGGGCCAAGGCCGATGTTGCGCTTCTCATCCTTCTTCTCGTGGTACCAGCCGAGGGCATCCAAACCGCCTTGGGTCGTGGCCTCGTTGAACCAGAGCGATGGAAACAGCCGGCGCCCAGCTTCGATGCGAGCCGCAGCAGCGCCCTTTCCCTGATTTGGGATAACCGTCACCTCGTAGCGGGCATCCTCAAGCGCGGATCGGTAGCTGACGTCGTAGACGCGTTCCTGGTTATCGCCGTCGTGCGGCAGCCAGAATTGGGCTTTGCCCGGCGAGTAGCCCCGCAAGCGGCACCATTCGAGATGTGCACTGATGGGCTGCCCGACAGCCTCGTAGTAATCGAGGACGCGAATCTCGCGACCAATGAACTGAGCCGCCCAGATGGTGAAGGCGTCCGCTCGTGCGCCGGTGCCGCCAATGTCGCAGAACAGGCGGATGGTCATCAGCGGGTCGGCTGCGACTCTACCAATGCGGCCCTGTGCGCGCGCAGCAGTGAGGGACTTGGCGTAGTACGCGCCCTCGATGACCGAGACGTAAGCGCCTTCCCAGATGTGATCGTACTGGTCGGGCCGGCTCGCGAGGTCGCGCTGGCGTTCGCGCTCCAGTTTGGCCGGAAAGCGGGGGTTGTCCCGCCAGTTCATCTCCACGACGCGGATCAGGTTATCGTTGGCGTGACGGAATCGGCCCTCGACGGCCGCGTTCTTGCGCTTGGGGTTCCACGTCACCCAAAGCTCGGCGTTCCAACCATCGCCCTCTTCGCGCAGGGTCGGGATCAGGATCGACCAGGCCTCAGCCGTCACCGGCTCCGCTTCGTCCACCCAGCACAGGAGAATGCGGCCCTTGGACTTGACGCTCTCGATGCTACGATCAAGGCCGGCAAAGGCGAAATCGATCCGCCCGTCCCGGCTCTTGATGTACTTCTCGCCGACATCGTAATAGGCCGCCAGGAAGGGCTCTTCCTCAATGGCGCGCTTGACCTCCTCCAGGGAGGAATCGTCCAGCGAGTTCATGTACTGGCGGGCGCACAGGATAATGCCGCTCTCGCCGCTCTCGCCGAACATGAAGCCGCGCACGGCTGCCATCTTGGCAAAGCTGCGGGTCTTGGCTGAACCGCGTCCGCCATGTGCGGCGCGCACGTCTGCCGGGCCGATGAACAGGCTCTTGAGCCTCGGGGGAAGCGCGATCTGGGCCGCACCCATCAGGCGCCATCCCCATTGGCTTTGGCCGCAAGCTCTGCGTTATCGCTGGCGAACTTCTCGCCATCCCACACGAGCCTGTCTTTTGACGGCACGGCGGCTTCATCAAGAATACGGGCGCAATCCGCGAGAAGCTGCGCCGTGATGGCCAACGTCGGGCATGGGGCGGCCTTCATGCGCCACCCAAATCGACAAGCTCAACGCGCGTAATGCGGATGGGCGGATCGTCTTCGCCACCGCCGACCAACGCCTGAGGCACCTTGCCGTCGAGGCGGTCGCCGATCTCCTTCAGCGCCGGCACGTCGCCAACAATGCCGGCCCTCACAAGGGCGAGCGCGCAGGCCTCCAGCTTCGTCTTGCCTTTGCGCTCGTCATCGATCGGCAGGAGCACAGCAACGCGCAGCGCATCGCGCCACGGCTTCCCGGCCCAAGGCCCGCTCGGGCGCCCCCCGGTTTTACGATCAGTAACCGCTTGAGTTGCTTTGGCCTTCTTGGCCATGAACCGATGCACTCCACGAGTGTTCGGTTCACCAAATGCGGAATTTCCGACTTAGGAAGTCAAGCCTTTTGTGCCGCTGCTATCTCGGAGCGACGATCACCACGGCATCATTGTCGCCTGACCAGATGTTCTCGAATGCCTGCCGGTCGGCTTCCATAGCCAGACGCTGGCGTTCACAACTGGTGGCTTGGCTCGCTAGGCAGGCTTTGTAGGCCTCTCGCGATCGGTCATACGTGGCTCTGGCTTCGTTCCTCTTGGCCAGTCCGCAGCCGCTGAGCGCGGCCAACAACACGATGAATACGGCGGTCTTTCCCATAGTTCCCTTCCCGCCCCACACTTGGGATTCTCTCTCGCCACTGACGCTTTGTCCAGTCAACGCGATGGCAGGGTGGCAGGCCAAGGGCTTGGCGCCTGCGAAGGACCGTGTCGGGAGCATGGCCAGTGATGCGGCCGACCTCGCCGTCGGTATACCCCACCGCGTTCATGCGGATGAGCGTGTCGGTATCTTCCTGAGTCCAGCGCTTCCCGTTCATCCCCTCACCTTCGGAGTGTTATTGGGTGCTTCGCCTACTGAGGCCGACATGGGAATCCCCATATCGGGCACCGTGGCGGCTTTCTCCAGTTTGGCGATGACTGCATCCATCAGCCTGACGCGATAGGTCGCGCCAATGGTGGGGATGGGCAAGTTCAACATCCACCTCCGGATGTCGCGCAACACGGTCAGCGGGTCGTTATCGGGCGCTTTCGTATCGTCGCGAGGCGATAGCGCGGTATGCTTGGGGGCAGCTTCGATCATTCGAGGCCACAGAATGGACGGGTGAGCGCCCAACCCCAGCCCAGTGGTAGTCATGCCGTTTCCCAAGGAGATAGGGCGCGTGGGAATTTCGCCCGCCTTCAGCATCTCCTCGGTGGGCTCCCGCGGCACTACCACCATTCCCAGGGAGGAGATGTATTCGAGGGCGGCCTGGGCGCCTTCACGATGCCGCCGGAGAACTGCGATGCACTGGTCGTTGTCCTTGAGGGCAACAAGCGTGCTCCAGCTCATCGCCGGGCCACTGCTCAGCACCGGGCGCTGCTCATAGATCGCCCTCGCTATCCCCTCTACTAGATCTGAGGAGGGGCGTGCTTTGCCTACTGGGGCTGAGTCACGTGCTTTCATGGCTTGGCCCTTTCATGCAGTCGAAAGCCGTTGCAGCGATCCCATGGGGCTTGTCCACTGCGACACACCTTGCAGCCGCGCTCGTCGTGCTGATGGCGATAGTCACCACAGTGGCAGACGTCCTTGGGCGAAACTTGCGTCTCCTCGCGAGGCGCAAGCACACCTGAATCCCCTCCCTCGCGTACTTCCTTGGTCA